GGTATCGGTGTAATCAATCTGGTTATAGACACCGCCGTGGAAGCCCAGAACCCGGGTAAACCATGTCTGGTCCAGTTGCAGCGGCCCGGACGTGCCGGTAACCCCCTTGCACACGGCGGTGACCGTGGCCACGCCTGCCGAAGTCACGTGGATGGTGATTTCGAACGGCGTGCCCAGCGGTACGTTGTCCAGCACCGTGGAGTTGACCGGATCGGTCTGGTTGAAGTCCTTGCGAAAGCCCATGGTGATCTTGCCTTTCTGCCAGAAGACCTTGATGGGCGGGCTGTCGTCGTTCTTCACATGCATCTGCGAGACAACGACTTTCTGCGCCGAGTTGACCTTGATCAGCGTCATCTTCTGGTAGTTGGTGTGCTGCGATGCGCTGGCGATGGACCAGTAAGCTGCCTCTTTCCACTCGCAGCGGGTGCGGCGGGTGCTTTTGCTCGATGCACCTTTGGTTGGTGCCGAGAACTGAATCGATCCGTCGCCCAGCACCGTCACCACACTGGGGAACTGTGCTATCGCCTTTGCACCATTGCACTCCAGCGCGACGGGGTTGGTCGTGGAAGTTGCCACCGGTGTTGCGATCGTTAGATTACTGATGTTTACGGCCATGGTTTTGCTCCTAGACGATAAAGATCATTGGCCTGGCACGATTGCCTTACCAACCTTGATGCAGCGAGCCGCATCCCGAATCGCCCGCAATGACAGGCGCTTGAGTGATGTTTTCGCTCCTCGAAATCAGAATCACATTATGTGTTTATACCTGTCAACACATAATGTGATTTATTCGCGCATGGCTCTCCGGAGAAGTGTCCTACTGCCACGCTTACCTTTTCCTACAGCGTTGTATATGATTTCCATGCACTGTACGGATATACAGCTAAAAGGAGGAGTGTATGGCCAAGCACAAGATGTCGGCGTCGCAACAGCGCCAGGAGATTACGGGGATTGAGCGACTTGGCTTGAGGGTGTCGGCGATGATCAATCATCCGGTTGCGCAGACGCAGCGATGGGTGACGATTCATCGGCTGGACACGGACGGTGATCAGGAGTGGGAGGCGGTCATGGAGCTGCTGTCCGACACGGATGAACTGGACATGGTGTTCAATGACGACGGTACAGTGATGCTGAGGTGGGAGCGGGCAAGTGATCAGGATCAGATCGTGAATCGTGAAGAGGTCGATGCGATTAGCACGCCGCCGCCTTTCTGAGGTGTAACTGTGCTCGGTCGCGGCAGGGCGGTCACCGCACCCTTACAGAGGCGGTGGCCGCTGCGGAGCAATGGCCTTAATGGGCGGCGCCGGGACTTCAGACCTTCCGCGCATTCCAGACCAGAAGCACCTTGGCGTGAATCGTTACGTCCTCGATCCGTGCGGGTTGATTGTCGTAATGCGGGCTGTCGGAGATCAGTCTGAAATGGTCGGCGTCGATCATCTGCAGACGTTTGATGTACAGCAGGTCAAGCCAGGTAATGACATAAATACCTTCACCGACGAACTCGTTGATTCCTCGGTCAACGATCACCGGGTCCTTGTCGTTGATCGTGCCTTCCATGCTCTGGCCCCAGCCCGTGATGACCGCGAGCGCCGCTGTCGATGTGTAAGTCACGCCTTTTTCGCGCAGGACTTCCTCACGCACGATGAGGTTGCGGATGGCTTCGTTGTAATCAGCCGGAACCTGGCCGTGACCCATTGCGCCGCGGATATCGTATTGCGGGATCAATATTTCGTCATTGCGCGCGCGGACAGAACCGCTGATCACTGTTTCGGCGTCCGCGTCAGGTTCGGCTGCCGCGGCAACGATCCGGCGACGGGCTTCGGCAGAGAGCCCACGGCCATGCTGGGCGAGCATCTGGCGAACCAGGTCTGCCGAGGAAGAGCCGACGTCAGGCCCCGACGACATGCGTGGAGCACTCGGACGGCCTGTTTCCGATTCAAGCGGTGCTTCCCGCAAATCCAGCAGGAGCTCGGATTTGTCGACGCCTAGCGCGCTTGCCATGGCTTCGATGTCCGCGAATGACGGCTCCCTGGAATCAGCCTCGTAATTGCCGATCCGGGATTGCGACTTCCAGCCACAGGCCTCGGCCAGCTGAGCCTGGGACATTTGCGCGATTTTTCTCAAGCGCTTGATGCGCTTGCCAATTGATTCGTTCATGCGCCGGATTCAATCACGAAATGAAATACCCGGCTTTCACTTATTGTGTTTACAGATAACACGCTACGTGTTTAAGTGTGTGTGTCGCTTACCAGGACTGACTCTATGAACCACGTCCGCACCATCCGCAAACACGCTGGCATTACACAGGCAGAACTGCGCCGCGCTCTGGGCTGGAATCAGTCGCGAGTGGCCAACTACGAATCTGGCCTGCGCCGTCCCGGGCTGAGCGACGCGCGGCAGATTGTCGCCGCGCTGAATCTTCTGGGTGCCAGATGCAGCCTCGATGACGTATTTCCCCCCGCTCGCAAGCTGGAGCAGTCCGACCGTAACGCTCTGGCCGCATCACGCCCTCAAGCGCAATCGACTGTACCTGAGCGGGCGCAAGGAGGTTCGATGATGACCTGACCCCGGATCTGGATCCCCGAACCTGAATCGCAGGCACAAAAAAGCCGGGGCGCGATCCCGGCTCTTTCAACAGCATTCGACGCAACACTGTGAGGCCGATTATGCACACGCCATTGACCGAAGTACAGGACCTCAGCCAACCCCTTTTCTCCGACGAGCCTTTCGCTCACCTGACACGCAAAAAGTCGTGCGGCACGTTCTCGCGCCGTGACTTCCTTGAACTGATCGATGTGGCCATCGGCGCCGAGACGGCCAGGATGCGACTGGCGGAGCAGGTTCGGTTGCAGGCCGCAAAGATCGAGCGCCTGGAGAACCTGTTCAAGCAAGGCGTGACGGCGGCGCAATTCTGCAAAGGGCTCAACGGGGTAAACGCAAAGCAAGTGAACCCGTTTCTCAAAGCCCGGAACTGGCTCTACAACGAAAGCAGATCCGCCGTGCGCTGGCGGGTTACATCCTACGCTCGCGACAACTACATGACCGAGCACCAGGTGGAAATTACCCCGCACGGCAAAGAGCCTTTCATTTGCTACAGGCCCGTTCTGCTGCGCAAGGGCGCCGTGCGGTTGTACGAAATGTATATGAACGGCGAGCTGCCCATGAAAAAGAACTGGGACGGCTCGTTCAGCCATGACAAGGCAGACAGGGAGGACGCGTGATGGCTCGCATTCGTACGGTTAAACCCGAATTCTGGTCGAGCGAGCAGGTCATGGCATGTCGTCCACTGGCAAGGCTGCTGTTCATCGGACTGTGGAATTTCTGCGACGACGGTGGCAATCACCCGCTTGCGCCAAGAACCATAAAGGCTCTGGTTTTCCCCGGCGACGCTATCAGCGCGGAGGAGGTCGCCGAGTTGCTGAGCGAGCTGGAACGCGCCGGCCTGACCCAGACCTACCAGTCAGACGGTAAGCACTACTTGCACGTTCTGGGCTGGAGGCACCAGAAAATCGAGAAGAAAAGCTTCAAATACCCGGCTCCGCCTTCGGCAGTCATTGAGGCTGCGGCGAGCGATGGCCGAGCAGTCGACGAGGATTCGACGACCGCTCGCCACATGTCAGGGCACGGAAGGGAAGGGGAACGGACGGGACAACACATCACACAACGCGCGACGCCGTCGGCGGTCGATGCCCGGGCCGTCTGCGAAATGACGCTCGACTGGGTTCCCGATCCTGATCTGTTGCGCAGTTACGCGTTGCGCATGTCGCTACCCGTCGAGCATTTCACCCAGGCGACAACGGCGGCTTTCGTTTGCCATTACTCGGCATCCGGCCGAATCGAAACCCAGGCCGCGTGGGTCAGTCTGCTGGTGAAATGGGTCAAGCGGGACCAGGCTGCCGCCAGCAACGTTCGCCATTTTCCGCGCAAGCCGCAGGTGAGGGTGCCGAATTTCGATGACGACACGTGGGTCGACGACCTGGGAGCTTTGTGATGAAAAGCCTCAACGATGTGATCGCCAGCCTGGCCGATATGCCGCACCCGCCATCACCCCAGCCACAGGCTGATAGCCATGCGGCCGCCGTGGTGAATGCCCTTTTCAAGGAACTGCAGGCCATCTTCCCTGCGTGGCGCCAGGCCTGGCCCGACGACGCCACGCTGAAGGCGGCCAAGCGCAGCTGGATCAAGGCATTCATGGCCCAAGGCATCAGGCGGATCGAGCAGGTTCGCCATGGGGTGGAGAACTGCCGCAGACTGCCGACGCCCTTCGTGCCCGGCGTAGGAGAATTCGTCGCGCTGTGCCAGCCGACGCCGGAAGCGCTGGGTGCGCCGTCAAATGACGCCGCATTCGCAGAAGCCGTGGCCAACGCCCACCCATGCATGAGCGATCAGCGTTCGTGGTCGCATCAAGCGGTGTACCACGCAGCTGCGCAATGCGGTTTTCATGCGCTGGCCTGCATGCCGGCTGAGGTCAGCCGAAGGCTGTTCGAGCGCAATTACCAGATTACGTTGCGCCTGCTGCTCGAAGGCAAGCCACTGCGCAGTATCCCGCTTGCGCTGCCGATGCGGGCCGAGGGACGCCGGACGCCCGGGGTCGGTCAGCGAGCGCTGGCCGAGTTGCGCAAGGGCCGACAGTCACCGACCACCAAGGGGGCTGCATGATGAAGTTGAATTCAGCACGCCGTGCTTGGCATGACGCTTTCTATAACTCCGGTGGTGGCCTGGCGGTGCAGATCGAGCAGATCAGCCGGCTCGGCTGCAGCGTCCAGACCAGCACGAGGCGCACGGGCAGCGGGCGCGCCGCGCATCAATCCGTGGCGGCAAGGATTCAGCAGGCGATTTCGACACTGCCCTGGCATCTGCGGACGTTCGGCAACTTCATGTACAGCCCGATAGCCACGATCGACGAGCAGGAACAGGCTGAGGAGCTGGTGTTTTGTCTGGCCTACGAAGCGGGGCCACGGATGACTGCGCGCAAGTTCGACAAGGCGCGTTACGTGGCACGGGCGATCGTGTTCCGCTATCGGCGTATCAACCAGGGAGGGCAGGGCGCGGGACTCGACCCGCTGCCAAGCGTGGAGCTGATGCGCAAGTGGATACTGGACAGTTGCGGCGTCGCTTTGCCCGGTGATCAATGGGCTCGGGATTGGGGCGGCTTCGTTCAACACTGTTTCATGGCATGCGACAGGCTGGACAGCGAAGCCCTGGCCGTTGTGTCACGCGCCATCAATCTGATGAACGAGGTGGCTTGACGTTTTGTCGGCGATAGGTCAGTCTTTCGCCATATCGAGTATTTTGCCTACGGCAACTTGCTCAGACGGAGTGAGGATTAATTCCATGAACAACCCCCGCCATGTAGCGGGGGTTTTTTATGCCTGCCGTGAACCGAAGCCGTACATGAGATAGCCCTACTCGAAGAAGCCCCGACCTGTTCGGGGCTTTTGCGTTGTTGTGAATCAAACTTTTCGCAGGGAGTGCTTATGAGCGCAGATACAACACCCGGCGCCCTTTTGACCAGTGCAACCGGTGGGGGAGATGTGGCCATTGCGGCCTATCTGTTCTCATTCGATCACGGCATGGCGCTGGCGGCGATTGGCGGCTGCTGTTTTTTCCTGGGTGCCTCCGCCGCTTTGCCCTGGAGCACACGCATTTTCTATGCGATGGGCTCCTGCATCATCGGTTACATGTTCGGAATAATGATGCTCAGCCTCCTGTCCTACAACGGCGCGGCGTCCTTGCTGGCATGCATCACATCTGCACTGGCGTCGTGGATCTTCGGCTCGCTCAAGCGCTGGGCTGATGGCGGACCACGGCCTGACTGGGTGGACTGGTTTGCGACCTTGGCAAAAGGCTTTTTGCCGGACTTCATGAAGCGAGGAAAGCGCGATGATTGATCTCCCCGATTGGATTCACAGCTGCGCCATCTGGCTTGATGGCGTCATCCCCGACGTTCTGCTGAGTACGCGAGGCATCTGTCACCTGCTGATTTTCCTCGTGGTGGCAGGCTACAAGAGCGGTAACGCCAGACATCGCAAGACCGTCGGAATCATTGCCGCCACGTTCGCCGGGGCCAACGCCGCCGAGGCCTATCGGGTGGCGGTCAATTTCACTCAGTTTTCCGCAGTGGTGCAGCCGCCGCTCACTCTGGTGATGCTGTGCGTCCTGTTCTTCGTGATCTATGCGCGGGGCAATGTGGCCCGCATGCTGCCGCGTCATCGAACCGACCTGTTCCATTGAGTCTTGATTGCACACCCATTCAATGCCCGCCCCGCGCGGGCTTTTTTTATCTGGAGGAAACCCGCATGCCGGTAATTTGCGAGCAGGTGGCCGGTTGCAGAAATGTCCTGGCCTTTCTGGACATGATTGCCTTCTCGGAAGGCACGTTGACCGTGAAGGGCAGCGATAACGGCTACAACGTGTTGTATGGCGGCGGCCTGTTCCAGAGCTATCTGGACCATCCGCGGCAGCGACTGACCTTCCCCATAAACGGCAAACCGGTAACAAGCACGGCAGCCGGCCGCTACCAATTGCTCGAACGCTACTGGGATGCGTACCGCACAAGCCTGCGGCTGCTGGGAGGCTACACGCCGGAAAACCAGGACCGCATCGCGCTCCAGCAAATCCGCGAGCGCCGGGCGCTGGAAGACATCAAGGCCGGGCGCATCAGCGACGCCATACGCAAGTGCTCGAACATTTGGGCGAGCTTCCCCGGCAACAGCTACGGCCAGAACCCGCATCAGGCCGAAAAGCTGCTTGCCTTCTATGCCGCTGTCGGCGGGACATTCGCATGATCGCCCTGGCCAAGGCGGTCCCGCTGTGGGCATGGGCGGTCATTGCACTGATTGCGTTGCTCGGTGGAGCCCTCGTCTTCCAGACGCTGGCCCTGGCCGACGCGCGCGCTGAGCATGCGAGCTACATCGCTCGGGTTGAAAAAGCCGCGAGGGACGCGATGGACGCGGCGCGTCGGGAAGAGTCGCGGCGGCAACAGGTAATCAACGAGGTACGGAACGATGCGCGAGCACAGATCAAGGATGCGGATGATGACGCTGCCGTGGCTGTCGCTACTGCTGACAGCCTGCAGCACCGGATCGATCAGCTGCTTGCCGACCGAGCCGCCTGCAGTACCCGAATTGCCCGCGGAAGCGAGACAATCCGAGACCTCACCGTTGTGCTTGCCGACTTGCGCCGCCGGGCTGACGAGAGAGCGGGAGAGCTGGCGCGAATCGCTGATGCAAGCCGAATAGCCGGGCAGGCGTGCGAAAGGGCATACGACGGGCTGGTCAGATCGAGCCGTTGAGTTGCCAGAGACCAGGACGCGTCGCTGCCGGGCGGTGTCAGCCGGTTACCACGGTTCCGTTGATAAAAACCTCGCGGCGAGCGCGTCTGCTGATGATTTCGTGCTTGGCGGGCAGATAGATAGTGTCGAAGCGCTCTCTGTCTACCGCGTAATGACTGGCCAGCTCCTCATACACAAGCTGGTCATAGCGAGCTTCGGTGATGAATCGATAGAGCTCTCGGCGATAGAAAAATCCCAACTGGAACCCGAGCGTTTCACAAACATGGTTCCGGGGGCGGCTCAGGAAACAGTTTTCCAGATCGATCGCTTTGTGGCCCTGCTGCGGGTCCAGACTGACCATAACGTTGTTCGCCCAGAAGTCCATATGCGTCAGGTTTTTAGCGTGCAGCTCCCGGAGCAGGCTGAACGACAGGCGAATGAAATCTTCAACGTCATTATCCGGGCTCTGAATCCAGTCCATGCCATTGACGTGCGAGGCAAGCAGCTCGGTGAAGATGAAAAACTCCTGGGTAACACCAATTACCGATTTGCTGTAGCCGAAGCCGGCCAGATGAGCGACAGGCGCGCCACGCTTTTGCGCTTCCAGAGTATTGATGACTTCTTCGAGGGGCCAATCGAACATCCCGTCGCGTTTGGCACGCCAGAGCGTGACGCGGATCTTGGGACGCAAGTTGTCCAGCGGCTGCGACTTGGCGAACACTTCGTGTTCCAGACCGGCCAGCGGAGCACTGACTCGCTCAAGCTTTCGGTGTCGACTGTGACGACGGGCTTCGATCAGGTGAGCAAATGCATTCTCGGCCGCATGAACCGGCGGCTTTGCCAGATGCAACTTCGCATTGAGATGCCTGAACGTCGACGGAAAGTGTTGAACAATATCCCTGCCAGCAAACATTAGAAACGCCATTTTCACGCAATTGTAACGAAATTATTACATGTGGGTCAGTCGTAGTACAACGCGAATCAGGCTGTAGGAAGCTTCAATATCCGCAAGACCCGCGCACGGGCACGGGCACGAGATGTGGGCCCTTGGCGGACGCCGCGCTACGTTCACTCTGCCGTCCGGCTGAAACCGCGAACCATTGCCCGCCGGATCATATCCATGACAGTACGCCTTATCCCTGGCGCATCTATGGAGGAGCAATCATGAACAAAGACATTCAACTCCGCTCGGGCCGTGGCAATGATGAGCCGCTGCCGGCGTCCAACGAACCGCTCAGCCCGGGTCGCACTGATCTGAACCCCAGCGATCAGGCCGGCGTGGATGAGTTGCCCGACAACGAAGGCCAGGTGCCGCTGGATTCCAACGATGAAGCGCCGGTCCTTCAGGACATGCCGGACGTGGATGTCGATAACGCCGAAATGGATGACGAGCCCAATCCCCGCTGAACCTTCGCGGGGGCGAGAACAAAGCTGGCTGACCGGCCGCGCCGGCGGGAATGTCAGGCGTCGCGCAGCAGGTCGTTGGCGTTGAGCAGCGCCCATGCGATATCCGGCCGCGCTTCAAGGCCGCGCCGGATCGCCGTGCGTATCGATTGACGAGTCTTGCGGCACAGACCGATCTGCGCATGAACCACTACGTTGATGCCGCGCATGGTCCGCACTTCGTTTGGGCCGGGAGAAACCTCCAGGCGAACGCCCAGCTGCTCTTCGAGCCTGCGTTGCAGATGTTCGAGATCGGCCAGGCTTTCGATACCCTCCAGACGAGCGAGCAGACGCCTTTCTTCCTGGCGAGTCAGAAGCAGGATGCGCCGATCCGCATCGGGTGTGTCCAGCTGTTGCCACTCGCAGTCACAGGCGCCCGGTGGGCAAGTCTGGCGGGCAGGGCTGGTCTGTAAAATGCCGTTCATGGGCGCAGCAT